CGATAGATTTTTAAATAAAAAATCCATAATATACTCCCATTACAATAAAAACCACTCTCTTTTTAGGGAGAGTGGGCCTCTATATGGTCCAACGAACCATATTCTTAAAAGTTGACAGGTTATTCTTCGTCTGCCAACTTTGCAAAGTATGCCATGTCATCATCTTCTTCAGATACTTCAGGCATCTTTGGCTCAGACTTTGCTTTCTCCTTGATCTGTTCTACGGTTGTCTTTGGTGCAGGTGTTTCACCATTCAAACCAAGAACTTTATCTAGGCGTTTCTTCAATTCATCATACGATTTGAATTCTTTGTCTGAAAGCAATTCTTTCAATGAGAATTCAGATTTCCAGATTTTCTCCAACTCATCGTCATCATCCAATAATACAGATGAGGATTCGAATTCAGATTTATCGTAGTTCTGATATCCATCAACTTTACGAATCTTCAGTTTGAAGTTTGCACCTTTCCACATATCAAATGGATTAACTGCACTCTCATCTTCAAATTGTGGGTTCATTGCTTCAGAAATCTTATCAAAGATTTTCTTACCAAACTTAAACAGTTTTACTTTGCCTTCATTTTCAGGATGCTTTGGATCAGATACGATATAAACATTCGCAACATAATTCAGTTTACGCTTTTGCTTACGAACTACATCTTTGTTGGCTTCAATGCCAGAATTCCACAATGAAGAATTGTGTTCGCAAACAGGACATTGTTCATTCTTTGTTGTTAAACAATTATCGATTAACCATCCACCAGGACCTTGGAATCCATGTGAGAACACTTTAACCCAAGGTAATGCATCATCACCATCGGTTGCAGGTGCAGGTAGAAAACGAATAGTAGCCATGCCGTTGCCAGCTTTGTCTACTTCTGGTTTCCAATAATTGTCGGATTTTTCTGCGCCTTCAGATGATTGACTGATTGCTTCAATTGCTTTGGCGAGTTTGTCGAGATTGCCAGATTGGCGTTTGAGGTTTTGAAAACTACTCATGGTATTTCCTTTCGTATTAACGGAGTATAACGGTATATAAACGGTGTATATTTCACAAAAAGATCATAATATACTTTTATATATCCAATCACAAGTACATATTGAGAATGGATATGGTAGAAGGCCAATCAGTATGTAAAATACCAATGCCTCCTGCTTCGTCCCATTGTTTGATTACACTTGGTGTGTCATCAATAATGATAGAAGTTGGTGTTGCATATTTCCATTTGTGTCTTTTGCCTGGTACAAAAAGAGGATTGAATGTGATCCCGTGAGTTTGTAACCAAACCATTTTCTGTTTGGAAATAGCATCATATCTTTCTTCATTCGCTGTTGAAGAAAGAATCTGTGTTGGTGCAGGAAACTTTCTTAGATATTCAACGCCTTGCATGGCACCAGGCATCAAATCTAATGTTGCAAAATTTCCACCTTCGATGAATTCTTGAAACAGATGATCAAATTTTTTTTGTTTCTCTGCTTCTCTTGGTTGCATACCATGTAAACTAACATATCGTTTATTAAAGTCTGCAATGACACCATCCATGTCAAGGTAAATATGTGTGATCTTAAGCATATTCTTTAATTATATCTTTTGTCAAATTTTTAAATGTGTCTGTGTCATAGTGTAGAAATGGTTTGTATCTCAAATATTTTCTTTTCAATGTTGGCCATACAATATCATCTGTAATCTTTTTACTCCAACACTTTTCAATAAAATTCATTTGATTGTCTAGTATCAATACCGTTTCAATTGATACCTTGCCATGCATTACTTCTTGTAGGAGATTTGGATAACTTCCACTTTTAACACCAAAGATTGCATCATCTTTAATGCCATATTTCTCCAACAGATATATCATATCATTTTTGAATGTGTATGTCAATGCTTGGTTGGTTTTTTGCCACTTCTTGTATGTTTCTTCGGCATTTGGCCCCATCAGGTCGCCAACCCACTCAACATCACCAGCAAGAAAATTAGATACCAAAAAGTCTTTTAGTTCTTGTACATCATATTTTCTAGACAATCTATAGAATGTATATTTGTCTTTTCTTGTGCTGAATGTCTGTTTAGAAACATTTGTTTTGCCATTATATTTCACATAATCATAACTGTCGCTTGTGAAGTGTAGTTTTAAAGCATGAAACATGGCATATGTTGCAAAGCCGGTATTATCTGTCATAGACTTCTAATAATAATAATTTTACGATTTTCACCTGTAGGTTTTACAAATAATTCTTTTAATTGTTCTCCTGTATGCCATTTCATACTAGAAGATTTGTGTGCAGGAAGACCAGATGTTTCTCCAATCTTTGTCCAATTGTCTGCAAGATATACGGCACCATTTTTGCCTGCACCAACAAATGTAATGATATGTTTTAGATCATCACCATATTTTTCTTTCCACGCAGTTGGAGCTTTTTCTCTTAGTTGTTTCAACACTTGGGAACCAGCATTTTTAACTGATCTATTAAAACAAAATCTCCAATTGTTTGCTATTGTATTGAATACTCCTTTGTATTCTTCTTTAGATACACCGAGATATTTTAAAATATCTTTTGGTGGTGGATATACAGAAGAACCAATACCTATCATGCCAATACATTCACCTAACAAACCATTATCTAAGTAAATCAACCAATCTATTCTTCTGCCTACCGAAGAATTGGATGCAACATAAGAGTGGTGCGTTTCAATAATATCTTTGACAATCTCTTTTTGTTCTTTGGTCGTTACTTTTACCAATTCAATCATATAGGCAATTTAGATGTTTTCTTCAATAGATTTAGTTCTTGTGCTTCTTCTCTAATTTTAGATTTGAGTGCGGCAGAGATTAATGTTGCGGCCATTTCAACTTCAAGTCCAGTTTCATTGCAATGATGGCAAATGGCATCCATGTAACCAATGCTTTCTTCCTTTGCCATATCTTCAATTAAACCACTAAATTGTTTTATTTCACTTTGCGTAGGCATTAAATGTCCCTATAAAAAATATGATTACCAATTCTACTTACAACAAACTTTTTATTCCAACCAGGATTAACATAGTTGGCATGATAATACAATGCGTTTGTTTTAGCAATCATATCATGTAATATAGGTTCGGTCAATGCTCTACGAGCAATTAATACCGATTCTTCCCAAGCATATACATCCTTTACTACCATATTTTTAAAACAAGTCCAAGAAAACTGGCAGGTTGTTTTTTGATTGTATTTTGTTTTCTGATATACAACTTCACATACATCTTTTGGAAAGTCAGGATCGTTTACACGATTCATAGTAACCTGTGCTACTGCAAGTTTACCCTCATATTTTTCTTTTGCAGCTTCATGGTAAATATTTTTAGCCATGCATTGCAATTGTTTATTAAAATCACCACTAACTTGCATTTGAATTGCTTTTGTTGTAGTGAATGAAAAAGTTGGTAAAGAAAGAACCAATATTAGTAAACCAAAAATGATTACGATTATGGGAAAATTCTTGATTGTTTGCATCTTATCTCCTTGACGGGGATGGACGAATCCATCCCCAACCCAATTACGAATTAGATTTTTTAATCTTTGTTTCAGTTTGTGGGATTTGTGATACGAATCCGTTTAATGCGTTTGCTTTTGCAATGATTTCGGATTCACTTGGATATGCTGGAAATCCAGGGTGATCTGGAATTGTTCCGCCATTCAGTTTAGCAACTTCTATCTTGGTTGACCAATCGTTGCTAATTACCTCACGCTTACCATAATATTCTTCTGAAAGCATATCTTTCGCCATTTTTAAAAGTTCTAGGCGAATCTCGAACGGTGTCATATTACTCATAGTATTTCTCCTGTGTTTGTGTGTAATTACCAGCGGTTTGTGTGTATGCTGGTCTATTATTTAGTAAAATGTGGTGATTGATTCTGTTGCCAAGTTCAATCACCGAAAACTCCGGTCAGCGATTAAGCTGCCAGTGCGAACTTTTCATCGTTTGCGTTTACTTTGTTTTGATTATTACGCCTTGTCATGGCGATTCTCCAATTGCCTATTAGCCACGCTGTCGAATCTATTTCAGGCCCATCAGAAGCATACTGCCTACACCCACTTACGATTGGCGTAACCAGCGGTAGTGCAAAACCTGCTCATGCGTTCTTACAGTATGCTTATGGTGGACCTGACCGGTACTGCCCCGGTGTCCAACGCATCGTTCAACAACCTTCAACGAATTCTTTTAACTTTTTTTCTTGCTTTCAATGTATGGTTGCATCTTACTTCCGACAGATGTAATACAATACATATTTTCAGATGTTATTTCAACAAGTGTCCAAGATCCTGTTTTTGAATTAACAAACATAACAGCAGGATGAAAAACTTTGGTGTCTCCTGAAACTCTATGGCCTACACCAGTAGCAAAAGGTTCTTCATTATTATCAGATAAAACCTTTTGCATCGTTTCACGATCAAGACACATTGCTTGAAATAATACTAATTCATTTGCAAATGCAATTGTTGGTAAAAACAATAAACTGATTAATAGTTTTTTCATTTAGTCGCACCAACTTGTCTTTGCTTCACCATAATATTCACGAGCAAATCCATTATTAATTAATAGTGTACGCAATGAATGACCATTTAGCAATACATCACCAAGAACTCTACCACCATATTTGTCCCAATCCATCAGAATAATTTGTGTGGTCTTGGCTTGTGCAATCATGGTTTTGGTGAATTGTGTTGCCAACTGTCCCTTTTGATCTTCTTGTGGACATTTTGCACGATGTCCTTTCTCTGGCGTATCAACACCAAAAACACGGACAGATAATTCTTTTTTCAATGGATCTGGCAGCCATTTTGCTTCAAATGCCACCGTATCACCATCAATAACTCTTGTCAATTTAACATCATATGTAACGCCAGGTTTTTGTTTTTGTGCAAATGCTTTTACACCAACAAAGCACGCCATCACCACCAGAACAATGACTAGATATTTAACTTGATATTTTGAATTCATTTTGGTCCTTGTAGAATTTAATTGCTTTGACCAAACCTTCAATATGATCGGATGTTTTCTCTTTGAAGATTAGTGGTTTCTCATGTGATACTGCCATTATGATTACCAAGTTATTTATAGGTTTACCAATTAATTCTTCATACATCAATGCATATGCGGTGGTTTGCCAAAAATAGTCTTCAATCCATTCTTTCTTCTTTATCTTTCTTGATGTTTTGAAATCAATGACAGATAACTCACCTTCATACTCAGCAATACAATCTACACGACCAGCCATTTCTAGTTTTTTTGACCATAATGCGGCTTCTTGATAGTGTATATTATTAATATTTTTCAAGTGTGGTTTAATTGACAGAAACAACTCTAGTGCATCTGGCATACATTTGCCAAGTTCTTTGTTATTGAGGTATTGTTCACATAGTGTATGCATACCTGTACCACGACCTGCGGCCACACTTGATATCTTGTTGGCCTGTTCTTCACCGACACGCTTCCTCCACTCTAGGATCGATTGTCTTTTGACTGCACCTAATACTGTAGTCACAGATGGCAGGCGTGTTCCATCATCTAAGGTGTAGTACCTTTTGCCATCTGGAAATGTTTCAGATTTTAGGTTTTGAAGATTTTTTGGTGGGCAATAAACGAACATTATCTAGGTTTCAACAAAACAGGAATCTTTCTGTTTTTATCATCATGTGGATATCGATAACCTTGTGGTTCTTGTGACTTCTCCACAGGTGTAACTTTCTTTTCTTTTTTCAGTCCTTTATAGGACAGTATTACAGGTATTTGATTAATTACCATTCTCTCGGCATCTTTGTTTTGTGTGTTTTGTGCAATGTATTACCATGTACATTCTTTTTAATTCTACCAATTATCTCTCTTTCAAACCTTGCATCAGGTTGTCCAATGCCAGGTGTTGACATTCTTGCGCCATCACCAAATGATGGTGTTTCAGTTATGTATCTCTCTAAGTGTGGATTGGACGCCTTGAAGTTATCATATTCTGATATCTTCATTTGATGTTCTTCAATTTCACCTGTATTCAAATTCTTAAATTCATATAATGGCATTGTACCACTCCGGTATGTTTCGTTTTTTCCATGATGCAAGGTGTGTCTTATTCTTTATATAGTAATTCCTGTATGAAGCAAGAGAATCACCAGGTTTCTTTACATCATCAGGCATTGCTGGTGTAGGCGGATAAAAGTCACCGCCAGGCATTTTATTTGGTGGCATATCAAGGCAGTTTAGTAAACGGCTACAGGCGTGTTTTTTTTCATAACGAAAAGTGTATTCTTTACACAGAAATTCCCACATTGTAAACAACCACCTGTAGTTTGCAACATTGGCACGGACCCATACAGCAGATGGGTGATTTATGTGTGAGGCTTTCATTAATCTTGCTTCACGTTCATCAGGCAGGCGCCAACGCTTAATTTTCCGACCATTTGCGGTCTTATCATAGTATTCGGTACCGTCAAGAACTCGGTGTGCGGTTGACATAAGTTGTGCATACTCAATAATCATTTTTACACAATGCTTATCGTTGTGCATCTCAGCACAAACCTTAGGATCATTATCTAGATAAAATATATTCATGTTACCAATGTTGGATAATATTTGCAATAATAAAAAAGCAGGTAATCACATGGATAATAATCCAAAACGTTTTTAATATCAATGCGATATGTGCTTCTCTTAGTGTCAGAATAGGAATGTCAGGTCTATCATCATCAGTTTTACCTATCAAATGATTTGTTGCTCTTGCCCAAATAAGCCAAAATCTCATGTTAACATCCTGATTAAACCAACAGTATCAATTGTACTCAACAAAATATAATTGGCTAACATACCGGCCGATTTACGAGACCAAGCAGCCCAAGCGTACATAAGGCAACCAGCAATCCAAATAGGATAAAGAACAAGAAGTGGTGGGTTGGGGACGGTGAGTGCCATAGTGAGGGCACAACCGACAGAAATAGCCCAAGCAACAAACTCAACAAAAAAACGAAAACGATTAGAATTCCAATCATGTTTTATCCAATGAACTGTTCCTTGAAAGATATCTTTCATTAAAGTTTAGGAATTTCCAATGATTGTGCTTGAGCTTTCAATGATTTAACTTTCTTTGAAATATCATCCGATGAAACGGTCTGCATAGCAAACTGTTTGAATTGGTCATAAGAATCTTTTACTTTATAAATTCTTCCATCGTTGAGAAAGAGTGTACAACCACCAGCAACCATTGGTGCAATCTCAGATACAGTATCTAAATTAATAATAACTTTACAACCTTTATCGGTTGAATCAACTTCTACGAATAATGACATCATTCATCTCCTTGTGATTGATTACGGCTCAGTTTAGCATTTCTTGCTTCTCTTTCTTTCAATTCAGATAAAATCATGAGTTTTTTAATTGCACCATGTTTTTCACCATGAACCGACATTAACATACGTTTGGTTCTTTTAGTCATCTTATAATCACTACTTGCTTTCATTTTTATCCCTTCCTGATCTAAAAGTGGTTTCTGCTTTATCACAATCTTTTACACGAACCAAAATTGTGTCTGTTTGGCTGATTGGTCGTACAAAGTAACATTCACCTTTGACTGACCATACCAACTTATTGTGTATACTGCCTTCAAAATTTCCTTCAAAGTTTCTGTTCAGAAAATAAGGCGCATAATGAATTGTTAAAACAAAAACAATAAAACTAATGAATATGGTTGTTTTATTATCTTCGTACCAAAATTTTAACCACTTAAAAGAATTCTGCATACAAGTACACTCCTAAGATAAATGCCAAAATAAATGCAACTGTTTTTTGTGCTTCAACATAAAAATATTCTTTTTCTTTTTTAATAAAATCTCTTTGTGCTAGAACCATATCTGGCACTCCATCATCAGTATATTGGTTTGTTCGCATCATGTCAACCGTTTTTTGGCTTTCTTTTAATCTACGGATGGCAGAAATGTAATGTATTAAAGACATCATGTTGTCACCTTTACATATTGTGGATTTGGAATATATGGAAATGTTACCGTTACTTTTGAATTGGCATCAACAAATGTTGTTCCATTTTGCCTTATGAAAATTACTCCATTTGCATCATAAGCACCAGTTTCATCTTTAAACACATGGTAACATCTTGTGTTTTGATATAATCCTTTATGCATTGTTTCTTTCCACTCATCATCAGAACCTGCCAATGCAGCTACTGGTTGCATCATACACAATTTAGTCATCATTTGTAAACAATATTGTGCAGCGAAACCTTGGTGATTTTGATCTACAAATTTCTGTACAAGTTCCATAATGTTAGCAGCCATCTTACAATCTTCTGCATTTTGAGCTGGATACATTCCTATTAATTGCAATTCTTTGATTGCGTGATTAAGTATTGGATGATTCAATCCCATAACCCCCTATAGTATTTGCCAAATAAACGCAGGCCATTATCAATTTGATCCTGCTCCCTTTTCATACCTTCAAAATCACATTTGTATGTATGGTTGGGTCCTTCTTTGAAATGAAAACGTGTTGGTTTGCCATCGGCATCCCATGCACATGGTTCAGGAATGTGGTCATGTTCACCACTTGAATATTTGTCTTCCCATGAATCATCAACGATTCTTTCAAATGCGAAAATCATTTGATCAAGTACCCAATCCCACCTTTTGTGAACAACATCATAATCATCAATTGCATCTTTATGATAAAAATCAAAACTAAGTTGTTCATATGATTCATTATTTGTACTTCTTAGATATTCTGGCACATCCTCATTCTCAACATTAGCAGAACCATGTTTGGTTTCTTTGAGTTGTTTTAACATTGGCAGAATAATCAAAGCAAGAGTGCTGTCCATATTCCATGTATCATACTCATCGATATGAACATATTCTTTTCGTTTTCTTTTACTTTGCACCCAATGTAAGAATTTGGTAAGTTTGGTGTCGTGGTCATCTTTGCCTGCCAACCATTCTCCAAAATCATGAACCCAATCTGGTTTGTGCTTAAAGCCATGTTCATCAGGAACTTTCTTAACCCAAAAACACAGCAGTTCGGCCAATTGATAAGGACCTAACCATGTAGGGTATTTTCCAATATTAACTTTCATAAATTTCTCCAAAATGATACATTCCACTATTCCTATCCGGCGACTTCCAGGACCGTCTTATCTAGGTATAGGTCATCGGTCTAGTCTCCAGAGAGAATCGATCCTATGACATCCTGGACGGTCGGATGATCCAAAACTTGAGACCAGGTCTTGCTTCCACCGACTACTGATTTCACCATGCGAAACGCATTTCATAATGTAAAATATGGCATTGATGCCACAAAAACAAAAACCAACCGATGGTTGGTTTTATTGAATCGTTGATTTCGTTTCTTTATTGTATTTGCCATTTATTAAATCATGGCCGAGAACCGCTATCAATTCACCAAATTTTTGTTTCATATTGGCAGATTCATTAAGGTGTGTCAATCTAGCCAATATGATTGAAGTCAATTGCAATGGTGGTATTTCATATTTCAAACAATATTCCATTAGTTTATCGTCAATATCATATGATAACTCAATTAAAGATTCATTGTCAAGTTGCATTTCTTACCTTTATATATTTCTCAGGTTTATTGTTTGAAAACATTTTAGATGGAACTTTGATTGGTTTACCACCACTATTATTCAAATCATCTTCTTGTGTTGACCACAATGATTCACACTTTTCTTTTGAAAAATGGCCAATGTCTTGACAATCATGCATAAATTCTGCTTTGCCTTCATCAATTGGAAATGCCTGTGGTGCAGGTGCAACTTGTGGTTCAACATTTTTACTTTTTGCTTCTACTTCTTTTTTGTTATCTGGTAAAACTTCTGACCAGTTAATTTTGGTGCCATCGGTAGGTGAGGCAAAAACAATAACACAAAAAATCACAGCGGCACCAGCAGCCAATTCTTTCCAGTATTGGCCAAGAATAAGAACAACAACGCCAACAAAAATCAATACCTGCAAAACAGGAATTGTTAGGCCTTGTGCGGCCAAATTATCAAAGAATGACATAATTATCTCGCATTATTAGTAGCAACAACAGGAATACAATTCACATTTACTGGTACTGTAATCATAGCACCATCAATGCGCTTTGCTTTGTACTGTACATCTGGCCGCATTTTGACATTTAAGCAATCACGAGCGGCGCCGATGACTTGGTCACGGGACAATTCCTTGGTTGTGCTGCAAGCAGATAACACCACAACAAAAGGAACAATTAATAACTTGGTATTCATACGATAAATCTCCTTTTTTAGTCTATGGTATAAGTCTACAGGCATTTGAGAAAAATGGCAACAATTATTTGCTGGTTTGTTGTATAAAGGCAACATTATTTTTTCGATTTGATATAATTGATAATTTCGTTTGCTTCAGGAAAACCTTGCTCTTGTTTGGCATACACGGCTTTCTCAATCATTTCTAAATGCACTTGTTGTAACTTTTTAAGAAAGTTATCAATTTCACTTACTGTTAATTTTGGATATTTGTACATTGGTTCTCTATTTTGAATTTCATATTTTTTGTTCATTGTACACCGGCCGATTCTTTTGCAATTGTTTGAACTTTAGAAACACCTGCATCTGCCACTTTTGCCAAACCGGTGAATCCTACCGTATTGAGTACGATACCAAAAATTGTGCCAAAAATAAAATATTTCATATAAACCTTATCGTGACCAATATGTTTC